GGGTAAGTGACCCGTAAAAACCTGATGGTGTTCCAAACTTTCCTGATGATGAAACAGTTTTCCTTGTTCTAGGTAATGAACCTAAGATGAATTTAGGTGCTGCAGTTCCTCCACCTCGCACACCAAAAACCATATCACCTTGACTTATTCTAACAGATCTTAATTTATATGCAGCACCAGTACCAGCAGTGGTTGGTAAAATAACAGTTGCATAAGTTAAATATTGATCTTCAATTTGATCTGTTTCTGAATTATCACCAAGAATACGAACTTTATATCTCCACCCAAATCCATTTTCAATCTGATCTTTTTGATCTGCATATCCAACTATTTTTCCAATCCAAAACTGAGCACCATCTTTACCGTATAGTGTTTTTTTACTTGGATCTATAAAATTTGTATTATCTTTTGTCATTTTTTAATATACCCAATTAATAAAAAATTAAATTAGTATCTTCTTTAGTTATCTTACCAGATCCACTTGATTTGTTCGTATTATAAAGACCATAACCATCACGAGCAAGAGTAAGTGATGTAAATGAATTACTAGAATCAAAATGATGACATAAATGTAGAATTAAATAAAATCCACTATTATGATTATTATAAGCATGTTCAACCTTGTTATCTTGAGTAATATCCTCAAATAATAATCTAATAACTTGTCCTGCTTCTAAATTAACATTGCAAGGAATTTGAATATCAACAAGTCGTGAGTGAAGCATACCATACTTCATCATCGCTCTTGGCTCATAGTCTGATGGATTATCTACTACTGAATCTTCCTGTTCATCATAATCCAAAACATACGAAAAAGTTTTACAAAATTTATTTTTACTATCAGCACCATTATTTTGTTCATTTTGAGGATTTTGATTGTTAACTTCACCTAAAGTACCACTTGGATTATTATCAACTTTAATTATTTTTTCCTCATGAACACCTGTTATTGGATCAATTGTGCAAACACGAACACTATATTGACCATTTCTTATAGCATTAATTTGATCTTGATCTCTTCTTACGACTGGAGGTTTAAGAATTTTGTAATTATTTTCATCATTATTTAAATTTGCCTCTAGCAAACTACCATATCTGTAAGTTATAGATGATTTGTAATTAAGATCACCTCTACCATATTCTTCGATACCATCAGTAATCATACCGTGTATTGATTTAAAGTGAAATCCACTTTGTGTTTCAAAGAAAAAATATCCAGGATCACCTTGCAAAGGTTGTGATTTTTTACATAATTTAAGAATCGTATCTAATGGTGGTTGATTGTCACCTATTAATTTTATTTTATTTTTTGTATCTTCAACAAATATTCTATCATTTGGTAATTTTAAACCATTCTTATCCTTTAGTATTTTTTTAACAATTTCACTTATTGGTGCCTCTGGATATGTATTCTTGACTGGATTATTTGAACTTTTAAAGGCATTAGATGATATCATTGGGAAAAACGCACTTTGTTTATTTCCAGAATCAATATTATTAGGACTTCCTGTAATAATAAATGAACTTCTTAGATTACTGGTAGAATCCTTATCATTAAAAACTAATTTACCTGAACCTGTGCCAATAGAAAACAATACTTCTTCAAAACCCTCAACTGGTAATTTATCTTTAAGAGTTCCAGATTGACCTTTTTCGTTAGCAGCTGTTCCACCAGTGTCTATTTCTAAAAAACTTGCAGTCAGCATTGGTGAATAAACACTTTCAAAATAATTAACTCCAAGTATTTTTCCCTCTATGCTTATTTCTTGCTCCGTTCCCAATAAAAGACGTTCGGCGGCAGTCTTTGATTTCTTTATAATTTTGAAAAAAGCAAAATTAGATGGTCCTGCGTATGACATTATGTTCTTACCTCATAGTATATATTATTGATTACCTCTATTTCTTCATCATCAAAAGTTGCTGAAAGATCTAAATTTTTCATTAAATTTTTTGAGTCAATCTTAAAATCACCTGCAGCACTACTAATCAATTCATTATCAACGTTAACTATATTAGGTATTTCAGTTTGATTTTTTTTAAGAAAATCTTGAAGATTAACTGTTTTTTCCTCTCCGTCTGGTGAAATTAATGTTATTTTATTATTATCTTCATCAACCTCAAATACATCTCCAGTGGACAACACACCACTTCGATTTAATTTAAAATCATCAAGATTGATACCAGCACCTGACTCTGCGTTTTTAAATCTTTTTTCAACAAGTTCATACTCTGATCTTAATTTTTCAAGCAATTTTTGAATTTCGAGTTCATCTGTTTTTACATTTTTTAGTTTTTCTGCTTGTTCTTCAACATCTTTCAATTGTTTTTCTCTATCTTCTGATTCAAACAAAGATATAAATCCTCTGGTTCCTTGATAAACAGAGTCTATGATACCTTTCAAGAATTTTAAATTTTTATCTAATCCACCTCTCAATTTATCAATTCTTTCTCTCAATTCCTCTATATTATTTACAGCTACTCCTACCAAAAGCAAAGATATTAATTCCACGATACTCGTCATCATATTCTGACCCAATCCTTTAGGTAATATGTTGTTTATACGTTTTGTAGATTTTTTAAATTCTGATGGAATCTCTATTTTTTTTTCTTGTTTCTTTCTTCTTCTTCGTAAAATAGATACTGCTTTTATTTTTTTTGTTCGTTTTCTCGTATCAGAAATTTTCCTAAAAGATGTTGTCAACATACTATTAAGATTTTCTGCTGTTATTTTTAACTTCTCTGCTGCTTCCATATTACGTGTACACTAAATCAGCAAATCCAAATAGTTCTGGAACTTGCTCCATATATGGATTGATTACATTCATTGAAGCAATAGTATTAATTTCAGTTGCTGGTAAATTATTTTGTTTGTATTCTCTTATTTTGTTATTTTGAGTTAAATCGAGTGTACCTGCATCAATATTATTGACCCTTGATATTTTCTTTTCTTTAACTAACTTTTGATACTCTTTATTCAGTAATGCTTTATCATTCAAAAAACTGGTTAAATTTGGAATAAAAAATCTTAATCCTTTAGTAGGGTTTTCTTCTTGGAAATTTTTATATTGTTCTAAAATAGGAGTTGTATTTTTCCTTGTCGCTTCAGCAATTGCATCAAAATCAGTTTCTCTAGGACCTATACTGTTTAAAAACCTCATGATAGCATTACTACCACCAGCATCTTTTAAAAATGAACCAGATGGATCTACCGCAATACGTTGTTTATCCCTATTAATAACTTGAGTTGGATCTACTCCTCCTAATATCTTAACATCTTCTTCCTTTTTATTATCAAAATAATTATCTAAAATTTTACCTTTGTTTTTTAATAGATAAAATACACCATATGTAACCGATGCGATTGCTAGTGCTTTTAATAGAAAAGGTGATGTTAATATTCCTATTGCAAACTTTAGTGCTTTGAAAGCACCAAATAATTTAACCCCTATTCCGAGTCCAACTATAACTCCACCTGCTATTGCTAATGCTTTCCAGTTTTTTGTTGTCCAGTTGTATATTCCCTCTAATTTTGCCTTAAAATCTTCATTATTCAAAAGTCTGATTAAATTTGTTCCAATTATTCCTGTGCCCAAAATTGATGCAAGTCTCTTTAATCTATCAAAAATACCAACAAATGGTTTAATAGCTGTTTTTCCTAGTTTTGATGCAACTTTTGATTTTCTCTTTGCCTCTATCTCTTCTTCTTTCTTATCTCTTTTATCAATTAAGTTTAGTTTTCTTTGATTTTCAAATGCCGCTTTTTGATCTTTAATTCTCTGATCCATATCAAGTTGCAATTTTTGTGAAATTACACCTAATATGTCAGTTGTACTAATTAACGATTCTTCTAATGTATTAATCTTTGGAGTTATCTTTTCACCTATCTCTGTTCTCTGAGCTTTAAATATATTTTTTAATAAACTAATTTTCTTTTCATTATTGGCGACTCTCATGGTAAGATCACCCGAACCAATCTTAAAGGTGCTCTTATTAATTTTAGGTGACTTTACTGTATCAGGTTCCACGTTGTTGTGCCTTTAAGTTTTCTTCCTCAATGTGTTGTTGAAGTAGAGAAACATAGATGTCCTTTTCCCAAGGAATCATATTTTCTATCTCAGTTAATGAATATTTATGATGCTGAATCAGAGCAAAATTAATTTTATAGTATGACTCTAGATTTGTGTGAGCCATACCTAATTGAAAAAAGATGCTAACCCTTCTAATCTTACAGTCGATTCAACATTAGTTTTTGGATTTTTTACCTTCAATGTATGAGTTAGTTTAGGCATAGTAGCAAAAAAATCTTCAATCAATTTAAATTGTTTAGTATTAAGTTGATCAATAAAGTCTTCAAGTTCTTTTTTAGTTGATTCAGATGCATTCCAACTTTCTTCTTCACTATAAATCATATCAATACATGACGTAATCATATCAAGTGTAGTTTTAATTTCATTACCAGTTTCTTCAGCAGATTCAAAATTACTACTTATAAATTGCTCCATTGAAGGATACTTTAACTTCAAAGATAAAGAATCATCTAGTTTTATAGTATCTTTATGATTCTTATCTTTTTTAATTTTGATTGAATCAATATCAATTGTTACTGGAACTGATGTCTTTTCATCATCAGGACATGTTACATTTAGTTCAACTTGTTCACCCACAGATTTAGAACGAACATTTAGAAATAAGTATTCAATATCAAATGTTGCAAGTTTTTCAAGAACAATACCCTTAGTTATAATACATGAACTTAAAATATCAATAACAGCTTGAGTAATTTGTTTTGTATCCTCTGTCTCTAAAGCCATGATAAGGATTTTTTCTTCTCTTACAAGGAAAGGTCTGTATTTTATTTTCTTTCCTGATGAGGGCAATACCAACTCATAAGTTGGAGTATTAACTTTTGGTAAAGGCATAATGAATTATCAACTCAGTAAAATTATTTATATGGGTTTTCTAACCGTTTACTATATAGCGGTCATAATTGAAGTTTACAGTAACTTTAAGTATATCAGCAGGTCCATAAGCAACTGGAACTGTATCTATGCTTTTTGGAAATGCGTTTACAAACCTATATCTAAGAGTTTTTTTATAGTTTTTCTCAAATTTATTAATATACATTGTATTACACTTATATGAATCTGGATATCTCATTCTTCGATAGTATGCACGATGATCTTGATTCACACGATTATTTGCACCACTTGAAATATATTCCATCCATCCTTCAAATATTTTAAGTAATGTATAGTCTTCATCAATATAGAAAGAATAACTAATATCAGTGTAAAATCTTGTATGTGCAAACTGTTGGGGAACACCCATGAAATTATCTTTAACTTCTGCTGTTGCCAAAGTTGAAGTTGGTAATAGTGCATCACTACATAATATACCCAATTGTCTTGATAAAAAACTTTTTATATTTCTAATTCTAGTATAATTAGCAAGATATGATTCAACTGCTGGTGTTAATGACGAAAAAGTCACCAAAAAGTGATTGGTCTGTGCTAACGCACCGATAATATTTTTAGCAATCGAGAGATTATATGGTCTTATTGTTGTTTCTGCCACTCTAAATAAGTATGATTGTTATTTCTATTTATGTCATATAAAGGAAAATATTATCCATCATACCCTAAAAAGTATAAAGGTGATCCTACAAA